TAAAAAGGTAAAACAAAATGAAACCAATAGGTAAGATAACAAGAGATGATTTTTGCACACATTCCTTAGTGCCATATTTGTTTGATGCAGGGCATTTTAAGACTAAGCAAGAGGTACTTAATGACTGTATAAGGGCAAGGCATGGTGAGAGTATAAGAACTCCACAAACACTACGACAAAGAACGGGAGATGTGCTTGAAAAACCTTTAATACAAGAATGTATGAAAAGACTTGGTATAGATAAGTATGATGATAAGGTTACTGAAAAAGTAGTGCATCCTATACTACCTTTAGAAGGTTCATTAGATGGTATGGCTTATCCTGAAAATATAACTATAAAAGAAGATGTAGAAAACGGCATACATACATTAGATTCTTCAGAGGTTTTTCTTGATGGTAAAACGCCAATAGAAGTTAAATGCACTAGTGTTTATCCTGATAGCGTACCACCTGATTGGTTAGGTGTATTGCAACTTAAAGCTGCTATGGCAACTACACAAGCAAGAGCAGGTATCTTAATAATTCTTTATCAGTCAACTGATCTTAGAATCTATGTAATACCTAAAGATTATGTTTTTGAACAAGAACTTGCAGAAAAAGTTTGTGATTTTAACAGAAGAATAGATGAGGAAGATTACTATACGCCACAAGTTACATCTGATGCCTATATTAAATATCCTAATGCTGAAGATGAAACTAAGATATTAAGTGAAGAAACATCTGAGCTATTAAAACAACATGAACAAACAAAAAATATGATTGCTAGTCTTAAAGTTGTTAATGAAAAGATACAAGCACAAATCATGGATGAAATGGGTAATGCTTCTGTAGGTAGGATTGGTGAGTGGATAGTTCAATGGAAGATGCGTAAGTATAAAGCACAAGCTGAAAGAGTTGTAGCTGCTAAAGATGCTTATGAGATTAGAAGTAAGACGTTAACGATTAAAAAGGGCAAATAGATATATGAGAGTATATAGGTTTTGGAGAGTTTATCCTTTGCCCTTATATGCATTATAGGACGAATGAAAGAAAGTATTAATTAACTATGGTAATAAAGTCGTATTAATATTAATATTTATATGGAGAGTTTATATGGAAGATAATTATAAAAAAGCACTATGGATTCCTACTGATCTACATATTGAGATCAAGGTATTTGCTGCAAAAAATAACATGAGCATAGAATCTGCAAGTCAGCTATTACTCAAACTTGGTGTTTGCAGTTATGAAGAGGGTAAAGAAAATGACTCAAAATAAAGAAGCTGTAGAAAAAAGAAGAAAAGAATTAGCACAAGAAAAGCTAGATGAACAAGTAAAGTATATTTACTTTCAAAAAGGTGCTGGTGAACATTACAAAGAAACTGCATACATGAGTGGAAGAATTGTTAGGATAGAATATGGTGAACTCTAGAAATAAAGGTGCTGCGTTTGAAAGGTTTATTGTGAATAAAATTAATACTTACTTTGAATCTAAAAAGATAGATAAAAGAGTAAAAAGAAATTTAGATCAATACCAAGAAAAAGGACAAGCAGACATTTACCTAGACAATTTAGCAATAGAATGTAAGAGATACAAAGCTGGTAGTAATATGCCTAGAAATAATTGGTGGACACAAACGCTAGAAAGTGCTGGTGATAAATACATACCTATCTTAATATGGAAATATGATAGAAAAAAAATACAATGTATAGTTCCAGCTTGGCTTGTTTCAGACGTGCCACAATCCAACAAAATAACAATGATGTTACCATTGGAAGATTTATGCGAGAGCATAGATGAAGTATTACAAAAAGCAAATGGATGTTAAGAGCTTCATGTTAGAAGAAGAATTTAATATATATTGTAGAGAGAGATTTGATAGGATTAATATTGCTTGTGAATTTTTGGGAGTGATCAACGATGAAGATTTTGTTAGTTTTAAGGAGAGAAATTACTCTACCCTTGAAGCTGATTTTTTAACCAGTATTGATAAAACAATACATTAATAAGGAGAGTATATATGGATATATTAGGTGGAATGAATAGTGGTGGTGGAGAATCACCTTATTTAAAATGGAAAACGGGAGATATGAGCTTTCATAATGGCGAACAACCTATTGAGTTTCAATATCTTCAACTTGATCCAGCAACTTTTTTAAGTGGTTGGGGATGTTATAAACAAGCATCAGGTTATGATTTTGTATGGGATCAACAGTTTGGTGTAATGGGTAATAAACCTGAAGAAGATTATAAAAGAGCTTTTTCAGCATGGGTATTACCACAAGGACTAAGCAGACCTTTATTATGGCAAAATATGACGTTTGCAGAAACTCAGGCATTTAATAAAATACTTGGTTTGTTTTGGAATGAAAAAGATAAGAATGGTGATTTATTACCAGTTGTTAAATTTACAGGAGCTAAGAAATTACAAGTAGGTTTAGGTCAATCAAGTGAACTTAGTTTTGAATTTGCTAAGTTTGCACCTAGATCAAGCGAGTTTGTAATTCCTAGTTGGTATTATGAAGATGAAAGTGATGATGATTTTAAATCACCTAATGATGGTTTATCTGATTTGGTTAATAAGCAAATCAATGACAATAATGATTTATTAACAGATGAAGATATACCTTTCTGATGCAGAATATAGATTGGCAAAGAATAGCACCCGAAGTAGCTAGAGAATTACTTGGAGAACCAAAAACTACTACCACAACTGAATATAGATGGGGTAATAAAGGTTCTTTAGTTTTAAATCTTGAAGACGCTACTTGGTATGATTTTGAAAATGATACTGGTGGTGGTATTGTCGATTTAATTAGACATCTGAATAAAGATGTAGCAGTTATACTAAAACAGTATGGTTATGATCTAGCACCACAACGTAATTACTCCTTCACGAATGGAACAACTCCCCCTGTTCCTAAAAGTGGTGTTAGATCGTTTAATAGACAACAAATGGTTGATCTTTATAAACAAGCAAGTATTAAAGTTAAATATGCAGATAATTTTTTAGTTCTTAGATTCCCTGAAGGACATCATATAAAACAAAAGTATGCACCCTTTACTTTAAATACAGATGGTTCTTGGTCTATGAAAAGACCTGAAGGAACTCTACCTATTTACATAGAAGAAAAGCATTTAGATAAACCAGTAATAATTAATGAGGGTGAGAAAGCTTTATTAGGATGTCAAAAAATATATGACTATGATTGTTGCACTTGGCATGGTGGAGTCAATGCTTGGGATAAAGCAGATTGGTCTAAGATTTATAACAGAGAGGTTTATATATTTCCTGATAACGATGATGCTGGTAAGAAGTGTGCAAATGAGATAGCAAGACATTTAAAACAAAATGGGTGCAAGGTAACTATAACTAATCCACCAAAAGACTTTAACGAAAAAGATGATTTATATGATGCGTATGAAAGCAATTACTTTAAATCATCAGATGATCTTGTTACTTACATAAAACAAAACAAACTTAAACCACCAAGAGGTTCTTTATACTTTCAAAGTGTAGATAATATTATGGATAACTTAACTGAACCTGATTGGATGGTAGATAGGGTATGTGAAAGGGGTACAGTAATGTCTATTTTTGGAGCACCCAAATCAGGTAAGTCATTTATAGCTATTGCTATGGCTTGTGCTGTTAGTTCAGGTAAAGATTTTTATGGATTTGATACAAAACCTTCTACTGTACTTTATTTAGCAGGTGAGGGATTTATTGGTGTTGGGCGTAGAGTAAAAGCCTATGAAGAGTTTTATAATATAAACATTAGTGATAAACCATTATTAGTTTCCAATAGGGGTTCAAGAATAGGTGATGATGAAGAATTTGCTATGTTGCAGAATGTTTGTAGGGATATAGAAATAGATAAAGGCAATATAGGTATGATTATTATTGATACTTTAGCTAGGAACTATGGACTAAATGAGAACTCTACAGAAGATATGAACAAATTTATACAAAGGGTTGATGAATTAAAAGAAGAATTTAACGCAACAATAGTTATAGTTCATCATACTGGACATGGTAGTAATGGTAGGGCAAGGGGTAGTTCTGTATTACCAGCAGCTTTGGATTATGAGTTTAGAGTAGATAGGGATAAGAATAGCGATGACAAGGCTATGCTGGTTACTGTAAAGCAAACTTTAGTTAAAGATGGTACTCCAATAGATGATTTATACTTTCAATTCAAAGAACAAACTCTGTATGGTTATCAGGGTGTTACATCAGGTGTATTAGCAATAACTGATGAATCACCAAAAAAACTAGGACTTACTAAGGCAAGAGAAGAAACAATTAAGGCTATCGAAAAGATACAAAAAGAGAAAGCACCTAATGATCCTGTTAGTTATTGGGTAAAAGCTATCAATATACAAAATGAATTGGAATTGCATCCTAGCACATCAAAATCAAGATTAGCTGATTTGAGAGATAATGACTTAGTTTATTACGATAAAAAATTAGGCTATCAGGCTAAATCCTTTGATAATGAGGTATTTTAATATGGTCGGTTTTTGGTCGGTTTTTGGTTGGTTTTTGGTCGGGTTTTTCGGCAAAATCAATAGAAAGATGGTTGGTTTGGTTTGTATTTCTAATACAACCAACCACCAACCAACTAAGATTACAGTATTATGAACCAACCAAGTACATATTTAGATAATGAGTTAGAACATAAGTTGAAGGCATTACGAACTTATGAATCAGAAACTTATGCTAAGTGGGGTAACAGGAAAAGAATATTTAAAATGGTAGGTGTAGATTTTGAAATAAAGTTTTGTAGAGCAGAGATGATATTAAAAGAATCTTTACAGCATGAATCACCTAAAAGAAAGATAGCAAGAGTAGAGATGATGAATAGAGCATTTGAACAACTTAATATAAAATTAGAAGGTAGTGGTTATGCACAAATACAACCTAATACTAGATCATTTAGATTTGATAATAAAAATATAATTGTTTGTGATACTGATGAAGAAAAACCATTATTGATTAAAATACATAAACAAGAAAAAGATGTTGCTATATTTAGTATTGAAGAATTACTAAGATGTATTCCAAAAGACTTTATAGATGCAAAACAATTATTATCTAATTTAGATAAATCAGTAAACTTTGAGAAGATAAGTTATGAGCAAAGGAAGTAAACGTAGACCTGAAGATAAAAAGAAAATAGATAATAATTGGGATAAGATATTTAATAAGGAAAAGAAAAGTGCCAACAAAACTAAAGAAAAGTGTTAAGAATTATAATAGACAAACAGGTAAGACAACTACTGAACACTTTTATTTACACGCTACTAAGCAAGATGAATTAGAAAGAATTGCAAATGATCCTAGTGCTAATCCAAAGCTAAGAATCAAATGTAAAAGAGAATTAATTAAAAGGAGAATATTAAATGAGAAAATTAAAAGAAATTGAAGAATTTTATCTTACATTAAGTAGGGAAAAACCAAAAATGACATGGGGAAATTGGTCTTATAACCCTAAAACATTTTATTTAACATATAAACATTTTTATCCAGTTGATTTATCAACTATAAATACTAACTCTGCTTTGTTAGATTTAATTTTTCAAATTAATACAAAAAACAATGGCAAT